ATGAATGAGGTATTTATGTTTTTTGGTATATTTATTGTCCTCGCGGGCATAATAACATTACTCGAAAATTATGGCGTCATCTCAGGAGATGTGAAGTGGGGATTACCTCTCGCCATTATTATTTATGGGTTAAGTGTTGTTTACGATGCTATAACAGGTAAGAAAAAAAATTAATTATCTAGAATTTACTAAGGTCACTTCGGTGACCTTTTTTATTGCCTAAATTTCAACTGACTTCATTAACATCTTCTAGTTTTTATAGCTGGTGGCTTTCTATTAACCAAATCTTGGACCACTCCGTTGGGGGTGATATGCGTATGAACGAAAAATACTCTAGCCCCTTTTCTTATGCTCTTGGAGTTATCACTACTACAGCTGGGGCATTATCACTAGACCAGTGGGCTGTGCTCATCGGGATTATCTGTACTGTCGCTACCTTCTTGGTGAATTGGTACTACAAACGGAAAGAATTCAAATTAAGAGAGGCTAACAGTGGCAAAGATACCAAATAAAATAAAAATAGCCGCTGTGACAGGTGGGCTGATGGCATTAACTGTTGTAATGGTGACTAATTTTGAGGGATATGAGCCCAAACCCTACCGTGATGTAGGTGGTGTTCTTACGGTGTGTTATGGGCATACAGGTTCTGACATTATTCCGACGAAAATCTATACAAAAGTCGAGTGTGACGAGTTACTGGAAAAAGACTTAGCAATCGTCGCTAAAGCAGTAAACCCCTTAATTAAAATCAATATTCCTGATTACACCAGGGCGGCACTTTATTCATTTACTTATAACGTGGGAATAGGTGCTTTCTCGCGCTCAACATTACTTAAAAAACTTAATGCTGGTGACCAAGCTGGCGCATGTAATGAACTAAAACGCTGGATATATGCAGGGGGGAAGGCGTGGAAAGGGCTAATGACGAGACGAGAGGTAGAAAAAACCGTGTGTCTTGGCGAGTTTGCTTATGCTTATCCTACTTTATTATCTGTCTACCCATCTACTTGGCAATTGGCGTATACACACTTCGAGACGACACTTGTGGTGGCACTGACAAGGTAAGTTTAGAGAAGCGTTGCCAAAAAGCTATCGAGCATTACAAAGGTCGGCAAGTTAATTTTTAAACGTCTTTATGGTAATCGCCATGAATAAAGTCAGCGTATTGTTATTTATTGTCGCATTGATAGCGATATGGGGAATGTGGAAACAACACGAGAGGATAGGTGAGTTAAATACCAAAAATGCCGGACTACTCGTTGAGTTGACAGAGCAGGTCAAAATTAATGAGGATTACCAAGAACGTGTCCAATCTCTCCATAAACTCGATACTAAACATATTCAGGAACTAGCCAATGCAAAAATTGAAATTGATGAGTTGCGTATTGCTGCTGAGCGTAATCCTGAGCGGGTGTACATCCGAGCCAGCTGCCAGAAAGTCGAAACCAATTCCACCTCCGGCGTGGATGATGGAACAACCGCCAGACCTACTGACTCCGCTATCGGAAATTATTGGCTACTCAGGCAGCGAATCGCAGAATCCAAGAATATGATACTTGGTTTGCAAGATTACATTAGAGCGGAGTGTTTACGTTAATACCAATCAGTAAATGCCCTTGCAAAAAAAATTAAATTTATGAAAGTCAGAGTGCTTAACAGGTAGATAGAGAATTTTAAAAAAAGTGTCGTTAAATTTGGTTGTTTTTTATCTTTAACAATAATCAATAGGATGCAGGCAAGAGTAGGGATAAATATTAGTAAGAGAGTAACGGGGTTATTATACATATATATATTGATACAGTTCTCTTATGTAATGAAAGTTTAATCCAATAGTATAAGTATATTTTCAATAGGAAAGCAATACGGAAAATTGAACAATAAAGAAATGCCCCAGATATCGAGGCTAAATGAGAATAACTACTTATGAATAAGCGTCACTATACGTTAATCGTGAATGGGGGCAACCTTAAAAAGGTAGTAATCTCAATAAGATATTACAAAACGGAGCCTCGAGAAATGGCGATTTTTTTGCAAAAAAGTAATCCGGAAAATTAAACAACAACAAACATAGAAATAAAGTAATTTTTAATTGAAAAGTGCCATGTTGATTCCGTAAATAAGTGAATAAGACTGTTCCTAAAAAATAAAAAACTCCCCTTCAGTTAAAGGGGAGTTTTTAAGATTAACTCATAATTATTGTAGGGCTAGTCATCCTTGACCAGCGAGAAAATAGTATCACTATTTATTTTCTAATCCAAATGGGATTATCACTCAACTTAGTAAGTTTGTATTAACATAGTAGAAAATTAAGCCATTATATGAATTTGTACACGAAGAAGAACAACAGCTTTATACAATTGAATTGACATTATTAGTGAAGGTGACGAAATTATATATGTAGGCTTGATCGCTCATTCAAGCTCTGAATAACATGGCGTTCTACAACTAGAATAAAAAGCGAGAGGGCTTCATTTAGAGCCCTCTGCATAGCATGAGTTATTTTTTTGTATAAATAATTTTCTGTGTTTCATTAGAGCAGTTACCTACAACAGTACCTTGTTGTGAGGCTGCTTCTTCATTTGAAACGACGGTAATGGTAAAGCTCTCTTCAGGCACGCCATTGTTAATAATTTTTTGCGTAATTTCTTCAACAACGCTTTCGCATGACGCACTCGCAATGGCTGGAATAAATAATGTCATTAATGTAGCAATAATTATTCTTCTTTTCATATGTAATATCTCTTATAAGTTAGAATCAGTTAATGAAAATTCACCCTAAAAATTATAATGATGAATCTGACGTCAAACATTCAATTTCATCAATTAATACGGGCTATGCTATTTTATTTCTTAAATATTATGGCTCAAGAGGATGTATTTATATCTAAGCTTTTAGGATTGGGCAAAGTTTAATTTTACTCAGCAGCTCTTTGTATGGCTTCTCCACTGGCTTCTATATCTTTACCTACACCTTTTGTCGTATTACAGGCAGTCAAGCTCGTAATAATAGCTAATGAGCATATGAGTAAACTGAATTTTTTAATCATACTTCCTTCCTTACATTGTGTGAGGTTACAGACTGCCAAAGTTCATTTTTCATTATAGCAGAATAATTTAATTGTTAATTGAATCGATATGGAACGTGAAAGCTGATTACTAGCAATAGCATTAGCTAAATACTTTAGTGAAACATGATATCTGACAAATTAAAAAGAGCTGCTATATTTTAGATGATACTATGCATTTTGATAATAAAATAACCTTAGCAGCAAGGAGTAAACTCTATGATATTCAAAGAGTTATTTATCCGTATGCTTCATGTATTTCAATACCTGTTAGTCGGTATTCTTTTAATATTATCATCAATCGGTTTACCACACTGGCTAGTGTAATCCAAGTTAGTGCGACAATGACTTTATCTAAATACGAGGGTTCTATAGTCACGAAATACTAAATCACTATAGTCGCTCTGTGCTCTTTTTTATGCGAAAGTATCTTCATAGATCAATTTTATGTGAGGTTGCAATGCAGATAAAGTCAGTTTTTATGTTTGTAAGTATGCTGTTACTTAATGGGTGTAGTGTGAAAGTGCCACATGACATAACACCAGTTAAACATTTTGAACTATCCCGTTATCTTGGCGAATGGTATGAAGTTGCTAGAATAGATAATCGATTTGAAAAGGGACTAAGTAAAGTTTCTGCAAACTATTCTCTACGCAATGATGGTGGTGTAAAGGTAGTCAACAGAGGATGGGATTCACAAGGGAAAAAATGGAAAGAGAGTATAGGAAAGGCTTATTTTGTTGAATCTTCGGATATAGGTGCCTTGAAAGTGTCGTTTTTCGGTCCTTTTTACGGCGGTTATAACATTATTAAGCTTGATGACGACTACCAGTATTCACTAGTTGTGGGCCCTAATAAAGATTACTTATGGGTGTTATCGCGTACACCAACTATGCCGCCAGAACTTTTAGATGAATACCTTAGCTTTGCTAGCGCTAATGGTTTTGATAGACAAAGAGTATTGATATTTCAATAGAATCAAAAGTGGATTATTTATAGCGACATTAATTTATTGAAAAGTAAAATGTAATTACTGCAAGAGACAACCCGCCTTGTGCGGGTTTTTTATTACCTAATTAACTATGATTTTTATATTTTGAAGTGCTCATATGTTGTTATTTCATACTTATTTTCGTATGGGTCGGTGAAATAGATGGATATAGACACATCATGGTCAACGATAGAAAATTGAATGTTGTTGATTCTCAGGTGTTCTATGAATTCCATCAGTGTAGTCTTATCTGTACCAAAAGCGATTGTGTTACCGATGCTTTGTGATGTCCTTTTAAATAAGGAAAGGTGGACATCATTATTGTTTATGACTAATGGACCACCCTGGTCAAACCAAAACTTGTATTTGGGTGTAACGGTAAAGAATAAAATATCTTTATACCATTTTACGGCTTCATTGAGGTCATCGACATATACATGCACATGGTCTATTGAAGTTAGTTTCATTTGACTCTCCTTTAAATATTTAAAATAACATACCTTCAATGTAAATATTTTCGCTAAAAATGGTTTTAATTTGTTATGAGAAACTCTTTAAGAAATGTTAATAGTTAAAGCATAAGTGTTTTCTTGCTGAAGGTTTTAGATTTTTGGTGAAACCAATCGACAGAAGAATTGCTGGCTAAGATGTAAAGATAAGAGTTTGTAGATAAAAAACCCCTTATTGCAATGAACACAATAAGGGGGATTGCAGCAATACTAAATATTGCATTTAGCAATGAAATTAACAATGAAAAACTAAAATACAACAATTTAATTGTTATTGTTCTGATTTAAATCAAATTAAAGATTTTTGTGAAAGATGCAGATCTTGTTTTTGTATTGGCTTTTTGATTTATCATGAGGGTGAATAATGTTCAAAAGACCAGATTGGGAGGCTATTGAGTCTGCTTACCGAGCTGGCGTAATGTCTATAAGAGAAATAGCCTCTCAATATGAGATAACCCATCAAGCGATAAGTAAACGCGCAAAGAAAGAAGGATGGGAACGAGATTTAAAAGCAAAGGTTAAGGCTAGAGCTGAAAACTTGGTTGCCAAAAGAGAGGTTGCCACTCTGGTTGCCGCTGAGAAGGCTATTTCTGAGCGGCAACTTATCGAAGCTAATGCTGAAGTCATTGCCAATGTTCGTATGGAACATAGGGGTGATATTCGTAGGGCTAGGGAGTTAACCAACAGTTTATTTGATGAGCTATCTGCTGAATGTACGGATGTACCTGCTTTAAGGAAGCTAGGTGAATTAATGTTTGAGCCTGATAGCAATGGGCGAGACAAACTCAATGAACTCTACAATTCAATCATCTCCCTCCCCGAACGTGTTAAATCTGCTAAAGCATTAAGCGAGACACTTAAAAACCTAATTGGACTTGAGCGCCAGGCATACGGGCTGGATGACGCGCAGCAGAATAAAGTATCCGACTCTATATCGTCACTGATGGACGACCTATCGAAGGAATAAGTATGAAGCCAGAATATCTTGCATTATTAAGAGATAAGCTCTGGCGATTGAATCACTTGTACTGGATCACCAACAAAGAAGGTAAGCCAGTTCGATTTAAAATGACGCCTGAGCAGCTTGAATACTTTGAAGGGATGCATACGCGAAACATTATCTTAAAGGCTCGTCAGCTGGGTTTCACGACTGAGGTTTGCATTATCCAATTAGATGCAGCGTTATTTGAGGCGGCTAAATGTGCATTGATTGCTCATACACTTAACGATGCTAAAAGGCTATTTAGAGAAAAGATAAAGTATGCCTATGAAAAGCTACCCGAAGAAATTAAAGCTGCAAATCCGGCGAGTAATGATGCGGCTGGTGAATTGGTTTTTAGCAAAGGCGGGTCACTTTATATCAGCACGTCATTTCGTGGTGGCACTCTTCGATACTTGCATGTATCTGAGTTCGGAAAGATATGTGCAAAGTACCCTGAAAAAGCTCGTGAGATAGTTACTGGTGCGTTTGAAGCTGTATCAAGTGACTGTTTTACGACAATTGAAAGCACTGCTGAGGGGCGAGCTGGCTATTTCTATGATTATTGTCAGTCGGCCGAGAAAGCGCAAATTCAGTGTAAAACGCTATCTAACTTAGATTGGAAATTCTTTTTCTTTTCATGGTGGAAGAATCCTGAGTATGCGATTGATCCTGTTGAGCAATTGCCACAGCGATTAATTGATTACTTTGATGAGATATCCCGCAAGCATGGCATTCACCTAGATGAGCATCAGAAAGCGTGGTACTACGCAAAAGAAAAAACACTTGGCGATGATATGAAGCGGGAATATCCGTCAATACCCTCAGAGGCATTCCAGCAATCCGTTGAAGGTGCTTATTACGCTAAGCAATTCCGCTTTCTGTACGAAAATAAGCGCATTGGTTCACTCCCTGATAATTCGCATTTACCCGTTCATACGTATTGGGATATCGGCGTTGGTGACTCAACCTCAATTTGGTTTATTCGTGAAATAGGCGATGAATTCCATGTGATAGACCATTACTCAAACAGTGGTGAAGGTCTAAGACATTATATGAAAGTGCTGAAAGATAAAGGCTACACATACGCGAGTCATAATGGACCACATGATATTGATAACCGTGAATTTGGTTCAGATGCGAAATCGCGTAGAGAACTAGCTCGTGAAGGGTATGAAATTGACGGGCAAATTTACTCGATTCAATTTGACGTAGTGCCAAAGCTTTCTATTGATGAAGGTATTGAGGCTGTACGTGAAATTCTTCCTCTGTGTGTCTTTGACGAACATAAATGTGGTGAAGGCATTGCTCATCTCGAAGCATACCGAAAAGAGTGGGATGACAAACGAGGTTGCTGGAAAGATAAACCACTTCATGATTACACATCACATGATGCTGATGGGTTTAGATATTTTGCTGTAAGTAGACGGAACGTTAAACGACCAGCATTCGAAATTAACTTAGGAACAACCTTCTGATGAGTATAAATAATGTTGATTTTACTCGACCGGAGTATAAAACGGCTGCTCCTCAGTGGGAGTTAGTTCGCGCTGTTTGTCGAGGTGGCGAGGAAGTAAAGAGTTATCTTCCTGAATTGGAAGAAAAGGAAAGTGAGCGTAAGAAAAAGCGCAATAAAGACTATCAAGACCGTGCGGTGTTTTACCCAATAACAGGTAACACTCGTAACGGTATGATAGGGATGGCATTCAAGAAAGATCCATTGATTGCTGTTGCTGAAAAGCTGTCTTGTTTAAAAGATGATGCAGATGGTGCAGGTTCAAGCATTTACCAATTAGCTCAATCCTCTCTTGAATCGGTATTGGAAGTGGGACGACATGGGCTATATGTTGATTACAACAGCGACTCTAAGCTCCCGTACATATTTCAATATCGTGCTGAAGATATTATTAACTGGCGGACTGATCGTATTAATGGCAGGACGATGCTAACGCTGGTGGTATTGCGAGAGACTGTTGAAGAGGCGGACGGTTTTGGATTTAAAGATGCCATTCAATACCGCGTGTTAGTGATAGAAGATGGCAAGTTTATCTGTAGAGTATATCGCAAGACAGCTGGCAGCAGTGTGTATCAAATCCACTCTGAATATATTCCAGAGCGTGCAGGTAGTGGTGCTTGGGATGAAATTCCATTTACGTTTATGGGTGCTCAAAACAATGACCATACGATAGATGAGGCGCCATTGTTAGGTTTGGCAAAAATTAATCTAGGGCATTATCGAAATTCTGCTGATTATGAAGATTCAGTGTTTTTCTGTGGGCAAGTTCAGCCATATCTAGGCGGGTTAGATATAGAGTGGCGAGATCACTTAGAAAAAACAGGCATCATGGTTGGGTCTCGTTCACCTTTAATGCTGCCAGTGAAAGGGTTCTTTGGTTACGAGCAAGCTCAGCCAAATATGTTGGCTAAAGAAGCTATGGACAGTAAGCGTGATTATATGGTGGCACTGGGCGCTCAATTGGTTTCCGCTGACAGTAAAGTCAAAACGGTTATTCAATCTGTGGGGGAGCAAAGTGCTCAAACCTCTATTCTCAGTATTTGTTGCTCAAATGTCTCAGATGCGTTTAGCAAAGCGTTAATGTGGTGCGCTGAATACTTAGGTTTAGATACTAAAGACACTTCTTTTGAAATCAACAAAGACCTCGTTAATCATATTGCTGATAGTGCCATGATCCGTGAAATTGTTGCTGCATGGCAATCTGGAGCAACACGTAAATCTGACTTAGTGAGAAGTTTACAGAAATATGATGTTATCGACCCCGCTGATGATATTGATATGGTGGTCGATGAGCTTAATAACCAAGAGCCGACAATGGTAGGTGGGGCATGAAATCAGTGAATGAGCGATTAAGGGATGAATTGATTGCTCACTCTTTGTTTTCTGGTCGTTATTCTACGGATGTTGCAAGGCGCATGATAAATGCACTCAATGAGTTTGACGCTGAATTAACAGCGTCGCTTATTGTTGCCTTAGATGGTGCCACTATTGACGTGAATAGCTTTACTGTCAGGCGATTAGAGTCATTGCTGTTGAGCGTGAAAGCCATTAATAAACGTGCGATTGACAGTGCGTTTATGTTGCTGACAGAAGAAATGAGGGAATATGCATTGCATGAAGCGGATTATTATTCCTCATTATTCGATGCTTTATTACCTGATGCTGTTCTACGCCAATATCCGCTTATGGGTATTACAGAGGAGATGTTGTTTTCCTCAGCAATGTCTCGTCCATTTCAAGGGAAATTACTGTCTGAGTGGGCTGCTGGATTAGAATCTGACCGCATGACACGCATAAACAATGCTGTTCGCTATGGTTATTTAAATGGCGATAGTGCGCTAGAGATTGGGCGTAAAATCAGAGGTCATGCAAATCAAGGCTATAAAGATGGTGCCTTACAACTTAGTAGAGCTAACGTAACAACGATAGCGAAGACGGCAATCAGTCACTTACAAGCGACAGCAAGAGAACAATTTGCTGAAGCTAATAAAGATATCCTTGACTGCAAACAGTGGCTATCCACTCTCGATAATAAAACCTCCCATGATTGCATTGTCCGGGATAGGCTGAAGTATACTCTGGAAGGTAAACCAATAGGACACAAAATCCCCTATCTACAAGGTCCCGGTAAAATCCATTTTAATTGCCGCTCAACGGAAACTTTCGTCACTAAGTCATGGCGTGAATTAGGTATTGATGCGAATGAGATGGACGCAGGAACGAGAGCATCAATGGATGGGCAAGTTCCAGCAGAGACCAATTTTCTTGATTGGGTGCAGCGACAACCAGACTGGCGACAACGGCAAGTATTCGGTGAAACACGATTTAGATTAATGAAAGAGGGCGGTATGCATCCTTCTGAATTTTATACAGATAAGGGAGAATTTATTTCGTTAGAACAACTCAAAAAGCTAGACGAAAAAGCATTTAAAGATGCAGGTTATAGCTAATCAATTAACGATTTAACTAAGGTCACTTCGGTGACCTTTTTTATTGTCTAAATTCAGCCAAGGGCTGGTTTACTTTAACGCGCTAGGCGCAATGAATCCCAAGGGGAACAACATGTTATTTATGAATATCGAACGCAAATATTACTCACAGGCTGATGATGGAGCTGGTGGTGGAAGCGGTGGAACTGCACCTGTAATCACACCGGAAATTCAAGCCATTATCGATAAAGCAGTCGGTGAGCAAGTAGCTGGGTTGAAGGCTAAACGTGATGAGTTATTGGGTAAACTCAAAGAGCAAAACGATAATCTCAAGCGTTTTGATGGTATTGATCCCGATGCTGTACGTGGAATTCTCAAACGTTTTGAAAATGATGAAGAAGCCAAGTTAATCGCTGACGGCAAAATTGATGAAGTCATTAATAAACGTACTGATCGCTTACGCAATGACGTTGATAAACAACTGAAAGAAGCCAATAGCCGAGTGGAAAGGGCTGAGGCTTTTGCTAATAAATTTCGCCAACGTGTATTGGGAGATGAAGTGCGCTCTGCTGCTGGTAAAGCCGGCGCATTAGCTAGCGCACAAGAAGACTTAATTTTACGTGCCAAAGGCATTTTCCAAATCAACGATGAAGGTCAGGCCGTAGCCGTTGATGATGATGGTAATCCAATTATGGGGAAAGATGGTCGAACACCGTTATCACCCGTTGAATGGGTCGAATCATTAAAAGAAAGCGCGCCTCATTTGTTCCCTGCTGCTTCAGGGACGGATGCAGGAAAACATAAACAAGGTGGTGCACACCTTAAACGTTCTCAAATGTCTGCGAGTGAGAAAGCTGATTATATTCGCAGATACGGACGTGACACATTTTTAAAACTACCTAAAGAATAAGGGAAGATAAGTAATGGCTACGACGACTAATAGCGATTTAGTAATTTACAACGACTTGGCGCAAACAGCGTTTTTAGAGCGTCGCCAAGATAATTTAGCCGTATTTAATCAGGCATCAAATGGTGCCATTGTGCTTGATAACATTTTTATTGAAGGAGATTTCCGTAAGCGTGCTTTCTATCAAATTGGTGGCTCGATTGAGCATCGTGATGTTGATTCAACAGGGACAGTAGAGAGTAAAAAAATTGGTGCGGGCGAATCTGTTGAAGTGAAAGCTCCGTGGAAATATGGTCCATATGCAACAACGGAAGAGGCATTTAAACGTCGAGGACGAGATGTCTCAGAGTTTTCTGAGCTAGTTGGTATTGATGCTGCGGATGCATCTCTAGAAGGTTACATTAAATACTCCTTAGCCGCATTAGGTGCTGCTATCGGTAGTAATACTGAGATGGTCGTGACAGCAGACATTGCGACAGATGGGAAAAAAACGCTCACCAAAGGATTGCGTCAATATGGTGACAAGTTTAACCGTGTAAATCTCTTCGTTATGCACTCTACTACGTATTTCGATATCGTTGATCAAGCAATTGATAACAAAGTCTACGAAGAGGCTGGTGTGGTTATCTATGGTGGGCAGCCGGGAACATTAGGTAAACCCGTATTGGTAACAGACAGTGCGCCAGTTGATGCTATTTTTGGTCTTGTTCCTGGAGCTGTGACTATCATCGAGTCACAAGAACCAACCTTCCGCTCATTTGAGATCAATGATAAGGAAAACTTAGAAATTGGGTATCGTGGTGAAGGCGTTGTTAACGTCGGTGTGCTTGGGTATAGCTGGGATGAATCAAAAGGTAAAAACCCAGATCTAACCAAGTTAGGTACTGCGGGTAACTGGAAAAAACATTTTACGAGCAACAAACTGACAGCAGGTGTGATGATTAAATTAACTGCTCAGGGCAAAAATGCAGTAAAGCAATAGAGCCAGAAGTAGCTAAAAGGAAAAAAACTACTGATGGCAAGTGAAGATAGGGGCGTAATGCCCCTTTTTATTTTGAGGTGGTCATGATTGATGCCGATAAAAACTCACCTACGTTTAATAGTTATGCTGGCATTGAAGATTTAAAAGCATATGCGAAAGTCAGGAATTTAACCCTATCAGACAGTAAATCACTCGAATCATTACTCATCGTTGCTATGGACTTCTTAGAATCCCAAAAATGGAAGGGTAAGCGTTCCGACAGTACGCAACCTTTATCTTTTCCTCGTACTGGATTGTTTCGTGATGGGGTTGAAATTGCTAGTGATGCGATTCCTCATCAGGTTATACAGGCTCAGTGTCGCCTTGCACTTGAAGCACAAGAGAATGAATTGCAGCCAACATTAGGTGCAGAAATAATTTCTGAACGTATTGAGGGAGCAATTGATTTGAAGTATGCAGAAGGCACCAATACTGGTGCACCTAATTTCGCTTGGCTGAAAGGTTTGCTATGCGGCTTGATGGATAGCTCAGAAGGCTTGGCGATTAACACATTTGCAGTGAGGTAGTGATGAATATTTATCAACGAGGTTGTCACACTGCATTGCGAATACTGAAAAAATATGGCGTTTCATATCAAGTGAAACGTGCTGGCAAGCACTGGGTTGATGATAATGGTGTTGAGCATCATGAGCCTGAGTCTCTATTTTCAATTATTGGTGTAAAGGTTTTGTACAAACCATATGAAATTGATGGAACTCTAATTCTCTCTACGGATATTAAAATGGTTCTTTCTCCAGAGATTGATATTCGAAAAGGGGATTCTGTTCTTGTTGATGGTATATGGCTACGTGTGCATGAGCCTAACCCGGTTAAACCTGCTGATGTTGTTATTTGCTACAAACCTCAATTGAGGGCTTGATATGACTGATTCATTCATGAAGTCCGTTAATCTATTTGTAGAAAAATCCCAATCAAATATGGAGGCGGTGGTAAAAAAAACAGGTGTTAGGATTTTGGCCCAACTTGTTCAAATGTCTCCGGTGGGTAATCCCGACTTATGGAAAGTTAACCAAACGGCTGTAGGTTATAACCAAGCGGTATTTGAGCACAATGAAGCATTGAGAAAAGACCCTAATAATTTGACACTGAAAAATCGTCAATTAAAAAAAACGCGCTCAAGTTAATGACTCTATGAATATCAAAGCACCCCCAGGTTATACGGGGGGACGATTCCGTGGAAATTGGCAAGTCACTTTTGATGTACCTGCTGATGGTGAAACTGGGCGAGTTGATAAATCAGGCAATATGACTAAGGCGGTTGGTAACTATATGCTTGAGCAGTTCAAAGTGGGTATGAATGCTATCTATTTTACTAACAATGTTCCTTATGCCTACAGGTTGGAAATGGGGCATTCAAAACAAGCTCCTAATGGCATGATTGCAATTACCGCTGAAAACGTGAGTAAGTTCTTTAGAGACGCTATCGCAGAGATGAAGTAAATGAAACAATCTGAAATCAATCAGTCTATTCGTGCGCTGGTGGCAAAAATTGCTAAGCAAGAAGGGGTAAAGGTGGCTTGGTCAAATATTGAGTTTGATGATATTAGCACTCCATATTTGCAATTACATATAATGCCAGCCATAACCGAAAATCTAGGTCTAGCGTTAGACATGCCAGTTCAAAAAGGTGTTATTCAACTTAATGTTGTTGAAAAGATAGGTAATGGTGATTCGGCGGTTATTAGCTTGGTTGATGCCGTCAAAGAGCAGCTCGAAAATGGTCTAACACTCACGGAGTCACTGTATCTAGACGGTGAACCAAATCAGCTACCGCCACTTACCAGTGATATCAACTACATCATTCCAATACGTACATCCTATCGATGTCATCCAATCCGATAAACGACCGCCTAAATGGCGGTTTTTTTATGCATAAAAATGAGGTTAATAATGGCTTATAACATTCCTAATGGCTCGCGCGTTTATGTGGCGAGTAAATACGGAAAAGATGTTGAGTTTACGGCGGCAAGTAATGCCTCTGAAGCTGTACTTACTGTCACAGCGTCAAGTGGCATTAAAGCCGGAGATGTTGTTCTCGTTACATCTGGGTGGAAACAAATGTCCGGTGTCTTTCGTGTGAAATCAGCAGAAAACACAAGTATCACGCTTGACGGTGTTGATACGACAGATACCGAACGTTTTCCGATTGGCGGCGGCAAAGGAACACTAAAGTCAGTTCAAGAATGGGAGGTTATGCCCCAAGTCATGACCTTATCAACAGAAGGTGGTGAGCAGCAAACGCAAGAAATTCAATTCTTAGAAGATGAGCAAGCAGAAACGGTTGATACCTATAAATCGGGTATCGTGCAGGTTTATACATTTGCTCATGATGCGAAATTACCTATTCGAGGGTTATTAATGTCTTTGGATGATACAAAGCAGTTAACAGCGATTCGTTTTTATAATAAACGGGCTGGTGAAGACCGTTACTACTCAGCCAGTGTGTCATTCCAGCGTGTTCCTAATACTGCAATTAACGAGGTTGAAAACGTATCTGCACGTTTCTCTCTTAAATCAGATATGCAAATTTACACTACCGCATAATAACAGCCCCTTTCGGGGCTTTTAAGGAAACCTAATGGCGAAATTCACTCTGAATCCCAATCCAATATTTAAGGCTGATGTAAAAATCCGTGTGGCTGGCAAAAGCGAGCCGGAGGTTGTGACATTTACGTTCAATCATTTACCAATGAGTAAATTGGAAGGGTTGAAAAATGAGTCAGTAAACAAATTCTTTACTCAAATTATTGCTGATTGGGCAATTGAAGAGCCTTATAACGAAGATAATTTGAAGTTGTTATTTGACAACTATCCATCAGCCGCAGGGGCTATTACAACAACGTATTACAATGAATTGTTAGGTAATCGTGAAAAAAACTAATATCGGTCGCTGAAGCAATGTATGGGGGAATGACAAAGCAAGAGGCTAAAAATTTTGAGCGAGCTTTTGGCTTTCCTCCTGATCTTGATGATGTTGAAGTTGTTCCTGATGTCTGGGAGTCATATCTGGTATTTTCTGCGATGAGTACTCAGTGGCGAGTTGGTTTGAATGGTATTACTGGATTGGATTACAATTCGTTAAATCAAGTGATGGATTTACTCAACATCAAAGATAGGGCGACCGTGTTTAGTGATCTGCGAGTTATGGAAGTTAAGGCGCTGGAGGTAATGCATAAGAGATCGTAGTATTTATGTGACTGATAAGCAAAAATTAGTGGTTAGAAAAAGGTGAGATAGGACATCCTTTAGAAAAGGATAGGGAATAGCAGAAGAAAACATTACTATATAAAGTCTAATAGTGTTCTCTAAATAATTTTGTCTTTTATTGATATAGCTAGATATTTAGCTAATTCAACAGGCACTACGTTACCTATCATTTTATAACTATAATCTAAGGTGTTATATTTGAAAGTAAAATGATCTGGAAATGTCTGTATTCTTGCGTACTCTCGAATTGATATTCTAAGATATAGTTTCTCTTTACCAGAAACAAATTCAAGCTTATCAATTTCTATTTTATCATTTTAGGTGCATTAGAATGAATTGGTGAATGACGTCCTTAAGCTTGGATTGTGGAGGATGATTCATCCCATTCCCTAACTCTATTTATAGACAAAATATTGATGAAAAATCATCTGCCATGTATTCATGGTTTTCATATTTCACATCAGGATTTTTTATTTTTTATCTATCTCGGGTTATGCATCGTTTCTAAGACCAAAAATAATATCTTTAAGTGTAGGTTCATATGAGCTTTTTTTGTGAAAAAACAAATTCCCTATTTAATTATTTATGTAATCCAACAAGTAATAGTCTTTATCTACCTTGAGGTACAATTATAATCATTGGAATCTAATAGTTGATATGACACATTGAAACCTAATGGTGAAAATTCATTCAACATATTAGATAATGCTTCACTATGTTTCTTATGTAATATCCCTGCCATATTTTTAGCAGGAAAAAACGGGGTTGTTTGGTTTTAGCCGCCTAATAGATTCATGAAACAATTGTCCTCTCTCATTATTTATCCCCCTTCTTGTACCAGCTTTCGACTAACTTTGGCATGGAGGTCCTCCGATAAAACCGTCTACATCGGGAATATCATTTGGTTCAATTTGAGTAATTGAATGTTTATTTAAATAGCATTCAGGAAAGTTTTCTTCATGAGTTGCCCATATATTTTTATCAAATACATTAGACCAAATTAAATCCAGCTAGTTTGAAACCTAGGTCTAAACCTTCAGCTCCAGAAAATAAAGTCGCAACTATTATTGTTTTATTGTTCTGGGGATTATAGTCTTTAATTGTGTTTTTTATTGTTACATGTTGAAGTTTAAAAGGTCAGTTTTCATAACTTGAGGATAAATTTAGATAATGTCAGCTAGAACAGATGAGTTTGAACACCGTATTGCTAGTTGTATTTCTTGTGGTGAGGCATTACCAGCAACATTACCAAGTTGGATGACTTCAATTGGAGTGATTCCAGGGGCTATTGTAAATAGCGTTGCAATAATGGGAGCATCAGGAGGGAAAACTGATATTTTGATTGAATTTGAACAAGGTCAGCCTATCAAAATATCAGCCAAATTAGCTTGTGCTGATTATTTTGGTAATTGGTACTCTCATGGCAGAATCATTAATGAATTTGGAGAGTCTACATTTTATAAATTAACGGCTAGTTGTACTAGATGGGCTAATCGCTGGTTGTATAGTAGTCAAGCATCTTTTTTTATTGGTGTGAGTGTTAGTTTCGGTAAACGTTCAGGGAATACGTGTGAGGAATTTACGTCTGTTTTTGATTTCAATGATATAAAAACTATTGTTGCTGGTAATGGCTCTGGTAATGAAAGTGCAAATTGTTTACTTATTAGTGATGATGTCCCATCATCTTTACATGGGTTAATTCAGAAACTAAGTCCTATAGATCAACAAACTATCATGTCGCTTAGCTATAACTTCAAAGTTATATATAGACCTGTTAATACGCAAACTGAAGGGAGTAATCGTAGTAAGTGTACATTTACTCAATTTTTACCAAAAAGAAGGGCTGATGTTTTAACTCGAATATCTACTCTTAATCAATTACAAGAACTAGGGGCATTCATAGAAGTAGAGCCAGACAGTTTAAATCACAATCGTTTAGCTGGGGATCTTAGAACTAAATATAATCTTGATATAGTCATAAGATGACCTTAGTCTCTTTATTTTTGCACTCTAATCTAGATCAGATAACAACCCTCCATTAGAGGGTTTTTTATTGCCTGAACTCTGCATTGAGGGTACATTTCAATCATTTGATTTAACGAGTGGTAATTTGGCGTGCATGCTAAAATTTTGCGAGTTCTGTGTATTTTGCTTTTGATATTATTAGCTTTTGTTGTAGGGATCTCAGTTGGCATAAGTAAAAAACCGACAATTATTGACGGAGCTAAGCAAATTGTGATTGATTTTATGCACCAGCCACAAGCTGCTGATATGAGAAATGTTAATTTTTACCCTGCAGGTGTAAGTATGAGTCGCAAGGTTGTTGGTGACGTTTGCGGAGAAGTGTTTACATTTAAAGATGAATTACCTTATAAGTATAAGAGATTTATTGTTATGGTCTCCTCTAGCAATGATGGTGAGCGCATGTTTTCAAACCCATTATTTGATTTTGAAGGTGAATCTATATCTGAAGAAGATTTCCAGAAGATATGGTATGAGAAATGTAAATAATTGATGAAACCTGCTTCGGCAGGTTTTTTATTGCCTGAAATCTGCATCTATCCTAACATTCATTGAACTTAAGCTAAACTTATTAAGGCAATGGAATGAATAAATTACTAGCGCTTTTCCTGAGCGTGTCGATTTTAAGCTCTACTGGGTGTGTAACAGCGGCAGTTTGGGCTGGAAATGCTGTAAATGATACCAAAACAAGAGAGCGCATCGATTTAAAAGATAACATCGTATCAGCTTTTGAATATAAAGATATCACCGTTAAAAATAAGCTGACTAATGAAAAATTAAAACATATTGAAATACCCGAATCAGGCTATGGTTTTTTAGGCGATAAATATATTTATATACTAACAGATGGCTCTGCCGAGCTGATGGAGCTAAATGAACTGGTAAAGATAATTTCATTGTCTGCATTCGATAATCCAGATGGAGTTATTAGAATAGAACTAAACTCTGATACTGTTTGCAAAGGGTTGGTAAGATTTAATGATGATTACTTTATTCATATAAATAGAAAATACACTCTAACCTCAGAGCAAGAGAAAATCCTCAAAGATTTTGGCTTTAGTGAAACGCGTTATGATAAGGGAATGTCCTGGGTTAAAACCATCAGAATAAGCGGTTATCTATTTGAGCGAGATGGAGTTGAACTCCCACCAACACTGAATGGTAAGTTAAACCAAGTGTATAAGGTTGAGCTTTACACTACAGAGAGATATGAGTCATTTAGTGCTGGTAATTTAGCTGGGAATGTTATTAGCACTCCATTTACTCTTGCTGCTGATGTTATTGCAACGCCAATATTGCTAATACTGTATGCGAAGTATGTCAAAAAGTAGTGAAAAATAGCCGAAACATTGAATAGACCTGCTCCGGCAGGTTTTTTACACCTAACGTTTGCTAGGAATTGCGCCATCCTCTGGCTAATATTACTTAAATTAATAAAAACTGAATGCTGGTGGGATGGTGAAAAAATCAATAATTGTAATTATTTTATCTTGTGCGGTGTTTAGCTCTTATGCTGGAACAACTTATACACAAGAACAAATAAGAGGGCTTGTAGAGGCTGGAAACCCACCAAAAGAGAAGCCTGCGGATGTCATTAGCTCCAAGCAATCACCATTTTCAAAATGCAAGCTAGCCGCAGAGAAAATATACAGTAAAGAGCGTGTTGCAAAGGTTATTGAGGACAGCGAAGATACATACATCATAAAAGTGTGGGCGTTTGATGGTTCAGTCACTTTTAAGTGCGCAAATGGTTACAGGGCGTTATCAGGAGCGGCATATGAGTGATGAAAAGAATGCCTACGCGCAATTGGCTTAGGTACTTAATGTATTTCTCTATTATATTCGCTATAGCAAAATGCACTATGACTATAGCTCCAAATGCCAACATTCTGTAGTGACATAGTCGAGTCCGCCAACTAATTAACTTCAACTTGCACTCCCGCTAAGCTAACACTCGGTGGGGATCTAGCTCGTTCTTGGGCTGTGAATTCATTCCCTAAATAACTATCAGATAATTACATCACGCCTCTTGATTGAGGAATTTGCTTTCTCCCTTTAGCTTAATATATTAAGCTAAATTAATGTATACCAAAAAGAAAGGAGTAAGTGTTGGATAAACTCGCTAAATGTTGGCGTAAATTCTTGGTTTGTTGTGAAAATAGAATACCCAAAATAGGGATTGCCATTGCATTTTTAATAATATCTTACCCATCCATAATTATAACTGGATATATCGGATATTTTGTTTTCCAATTATGTTCTTTGGATCAGTCCGGTATTGATTTAATTGTTTTAGTGATTAGTGTGTCGACATTTGTATTAGCTAAGATGGTTGAATTATATTTCGCTGACAAAGTATCTAAGTATTCATTTTATCTTTTTTTACAGTATGCTCTAGATGCAATGACTCCAGTTTTATTTATTTTCGGTATGTTACATTTTGATGTGTTATGGTTTTTTGGCGTTAATCTTATTTCCTGTGCACTCCTATCTTGGAGTTATTCTGGAAAAATGATGGCTCTGGGAACTCCCCCATCAGAGTTACGAAAAAGATCGCTAAAATTAAATAAAGGAATGAAAGGAAGTAAAGTCGAAGAAGTTCTTGGGAAAGTGAAAAAAGGAACAATTAACAAAAGGTTAGATAAAGGGAAAAAAAATAAACCCGAGTGGGTATACTATGTGCCATCAATAGATGGGAGCGGGCAAGAAACGCTTACTATAGTATTTAACGAAAAAAAAATGGTTGAAACGTTGGAATTTAAAGGTGCCGATATTGATAAGAATAAATCGCAATAACCATAAAAATAGAACTTGATATTTACGTATTAATTGTAAAAACTGAATATTAAGTGGGTTCTTTACTTTATTTTATCTAAATCAAGAGCATGCGTGCCCTTGATTTATTTTGATAAAGGTTTATCTCTATTTTCTGCGGCTTTGCGGGCATTTTCTGGCATGACATTGAAAGTTTCATCAACTTCTTTTGGTTCAGTTATACCTTGTTGCACAATCATATTGATTAACTTGAATAATTTAAATGATACATCATCAAAATCATCATCACTAATGGTGCCTGGGTGAACAGCATTGTTTCCAACAATACGGATTATGTCTGCTGATTTAATCAATTTTTTAGATACAAGCTCATCTTTTGCTAATGCTGCTAAGTCATTATTGATATTTTCACCTTTACCTCCAAGATGAATACAAAGTTTTTGTAGACCTAATCGAAGCAGTGCAACAGCTCCTCGGGGTGATTTTTGATAGATACTTGCAGCCTCTAGATAGTCTTTCTTGATATCATCAGGCATATCCTCAGAAGGTAGTGGTACAATAGTTATGCTTGGATATATGAGCTCTCCTGAATTGTGAGTTTCATCCAATTCTTGAATGTAATGATTGGTCTGCATCCAGATGTGTGGTTGCTTACAAGAGCCGCAGGTAACATGCCAAAAATTGGAAGTAGAATACCCCACTAATGGTTTAGAGTAGACTAATGAATCCCATGTCATCTGCGAGAAAGCACCACAATGAGGGCAAGAATAGGATTCCCCTTTAAAATTAGGAGGTGTAATTTTAGACATCTTTAGCATCCTTATTTATCAGCTAGAGTGTTGTTTTTATCTGATATGCCAATCAAAAAACCATTATTATCAATTGTTCTTTCTGAAACCTCGTAGCCTAATTTATTTAGTTGCTCAAATGTTGGGCTAAGAATGGCGAAAAAATCATCTTCATCAAGGATTTCTAGCTCTAAGTCACTAAGAGAGATGCAAAACTCCGTATGTCCAATGCGTGCTTTTTTATTTATCTCTGCAAATGTTCTTTTCAGAATCACTCCAGATAGCTCTTCTCTTGCTTTTTTAGCTATCTGAACAACATCTTTAGCTGGAATTAAGTCATCAGCACTTACTTCATTAAGAAAGCTCATCTCCAGTCTTTGGACTATTTCTGCATTCATTGAACGAGTATTTTCTTTAGCAGCGACTTCTATTTTTTCTTTTAATTCAATTGGTAGCCTAATGCGTAATTGTGGATCTTCTCTGCTCATGATGAATTCCAATGTTCGTAATGAAAATAATTACAAAATTATGCCCCACAGTGGGGTTGACTTCAATGGCGCACGGTGTGACAATTTAGTTGCCCCACATTGAGGCATTTTATGGTTTAAGGATAAAATAATGCAGAAAGCAAAAGATATGTATCAAAAGAAAATTAGGTTTCCAGAGGATATTTGTCAGGCTATAGAGAGTAATGGCGTATTAGAGTGTAGGAAATTTAATACAGAAGTGATTTATCAGTTAAGAAAAGCGTACGGATTAATAGAAAAGAAAAGCCCCAATTGCGCGAACAATTGAGGCTAGTTGCCAAGTAAACCCATCGAAAGGAATAAATGACATGAACATTGTAGCGAAAACAAATTTAACTTTCCAGAATTTCACATTCAGCCCGATCGTTGAAGATGGACAGGTGTGGTTAACATCAACTGAAATTGCACACGTATTAGGGTATAGCCGCACAGATAACGTAAGTAAGCTTTATGTGCGTAATGCAGATGAGTTTACAGACGCTATGACAATGACCGTCAATATGACGTTCAACGGAATAAACAATAGCTTACGTAATAAAGTGGTCAGAGTTTACTCACTTCGCGGCGCTCACCTGATCGCAATGTTTTCTAACACTCCAGTAGCAAAAGAGTTCCGTAAATGGGTGCTGGATATTTTAGATAAGGAGGTTCAAGAAAAGCAAAGCTTGCCTGTAACAAGACAAAAATCAGTTAGTGTGAATGTGTTATTGGCTAGATTGAATTTGATTTGTGATACATGGGAGTTAGCTAAAAATGATATCGCAGTATTTGATCCCAAGATGGCTAACCGACTTAGCTCAACGATGAATATGTTTTGGATGTATACAGCAAGTATGAAAAAGATAGCAAGTAAAAAGCAGGTTAGAAGATTAACACAGTGATTAGCACTAAAAGTAGAAAAACCGATAGTTACAGCTATCGGCTAATCCCAAACTAAACCATATGGAGAAGCTTTATGAATGAGCTTACTTTAGCAAATAGTTTTAACGCTGTCACGAACAAAACCATTGATACACAGAGGCTATTATCAATGATAAATGTGGCTCGTAAGTCATGTGGTGAAAATCAAATTCGTAATAACGTATTGATTGAAAGAGTAAAAGATGAATTAGATGGGGAGACCTACAAAATTTTTGTAGGTCACAAAAACGGCGCTCAAATTGAAATAATTGAAATGGATATCAAGCAAGCGCTTCGTGTCGCTGCAAGGGAATCTAAAGCTGTTCGCCGTGTATTGGTGGATAAATTAGAGTCAATGCACGTTGCCGCGCAAAAAGGTGGCAAAAGCCAATCTGGGTTACTTGAATATCGTCAAGCCAGAACATTGAAAATGTCGGTTGATGCTATTGCCAATTTATTTGACCTGATGCCCAACCTAAGTAATGAGTCAAAACAGTGTGTGGCGGCTAACATTGTGAATCCTATTGTCGGCTTTGAAGCCGTACCATTACCAGTGCTTGAACAAAAGTATTACACCGCTGGTGAAGTAGGTGAGATGTTAGAAGTGTCAGCAAATAAAATTGGTCGTATTGCCAACAAGAACGGATTGAAAACTGACAAATTCGGTAAGTTTTTCTTGGACAAGTCAGCTCATTCATCAAAGCAGGTTGAAGCATTCCGCTATAACGAGAACGGTATTAGCGCATTACGCCATATCATTCACGGGAAGGAAGTTGCCTAACCTACACATAGCCCAAGGATGGGCTTGTAATCTAGATCACAAGAGTAGTTTAACGGCGTTTATTCTTCTATTAAAAATCATCATTATATAGATAATATAAGAAATATTAATAAAAGCTAAATAGAGAATGAAATGAAAAATTTAATACTATCATTGTCTGCACTACTTTTTATCAGCGGGTGTACGTCGACAAAATATAATTATATGCCTAAAGTAAAAAATATTAGTGAGCCACCAATAGGGAGTATAAATACAGCTTATGTTGGTGACTCAATGCTTAAGCAAGGAATAATGAGTGAATTTGATGGGTTAAAGGTAACTGCTCCAGCTAAGGTTTCATGGGCTTATACTATCACCGCTGGCGTATTCAAAAAGATAGGTGAGAGCGCTGATGGTGAATTTTACTTCCCAACAGGGACTGTTGATTCAGGTACCATCGATAAAGCTGTTCTTGCAGACCCTTGGAATGCCATTATGGTAAAAGCCAAAAATAAAGATTTATGTGTAATAACGGTATTCTCTGTTGCTGTATGTGAATCAAATATGCCTTATGAAAAAACGACATTAAATGTGGCAAATGATAATTCGTTTCAACAAACACTACTTTATAATGGACGAGTCGGTAATAAAATTAATATAGGATATAGGGAAGCATCAAATAGTATGGCTAGACCAGCATTTAATAACGATGTTGAGTATGACTTATCTGAATCTAAAGTTATTGGATATAAAGGAGCTAGAGTTGAGGTTTTAGATGCAACTAACGAATTTATCAAATACAAAGTAATTAGTAATTTTAATAAGGAATAATTTTCCTTTTTGATGGTTAAATATCGCTCAAATGAACTGGCATCCCTAACCGATACCAGTTCATTATGTTAGGTTTGATTATTTATAGTTGAAGTCATTAGGGTGATTATCGAGGCTGCCCGTAAGTGCTGCAAATAAAACCGTTTTCCCATCGATTGATAAATCATCGGTGATATTAAACCAGAGTAAATCCTCAGTATTGTTCTTTTCATTATTTGAAGAGAATACACCTGCCATAACATTCTTTTCTTTAGAGTACATAATCGCAATTCGCTCTGCTGGGCAATTGTGAGGTTTGCACGCTGTTGCTACTTGGTATTCATTACCGTTTAAAGTCACAGTATTTGATGGGGATTCAGTACCACCAGTTAAGACCCATGATGGGAGGTCGTTATTTTTTACAACTTGAAGGAATGCTGTTTTAGTATTTGCATCACTAGCTAACTTACTGATAGTTAACTCATTGCCAGCATGAGCATTGGCTGCGATGAAAAGGGTTGCGATGAGTGTCAATTTTCTAAGCATGTTAATAATCCTTTGTGTGTTTAAAGGTTATCTGGTTAGTGACGAATGTTGGAAAACGAAATTCTAGAATAATATGGCATTAATTTAAATAAAAGTTACATAGAAGCTAATCTAACCACCGATGGGTGGTTTTTTTTATATCTGGAGAAAGGTAAATGGCAGATATAGCAACCATCTCGCTTAAAGCTGATACGTCTGATTTAGAGCGTGGGACTCAAAAATTAAAGGAGTTTGGCAGCACAGCAGAAAAGGTAAATTGCTCAGCCCAAGACCTGAATGAGCAATTTAAACGCGGTGTAGATAATCAGAAAAAAGCAGCTCAAGCAGCTGAAAAACAGCGCAAAGAGCTTCATGAGTTACTTAATCAGCTGAACCCTACAAATAAAGCTTTTGAACGATTAGATGACTGGCAGACAAAGCTAGTAGCAGCAAGCAAAAAAGGGTTACTTCCCAAAGATCAATTCAAAGATTATACCAGCATATTAGACCAAACTAGAGACAAGCTGCAAAGAGTGCATATGTCTCTGACTGCGGAAGGGCAAGCATTATTAGCTCAGGAAGCTGCAACGAATAAAGCAAAGCAAGCCGCAGATGAATTCTTACAATCTCTTAAAAATCAGACGGATTTTATAGGAAAAACCAAAACTGAAATTTTAGAATTGAAAGCAGCGCAAATGGGTATTTCTCAGCAGGCTGCGCCTATGATTTCCAAGCTGAAAGAGCAAGAGAAAGCATTTTTAAACGGTTCAATCACGATTGGTCAATATCGAAATGCTATGCGGCAATTACCCGCTCAAATGACGGATATTGTCACATCATTAGCATCAGGAATGCCTGTATGGATGGTGATGATACAGCAAGGTGGTCAGATAAAAGATTCCTTCGGTGGTCTAGGGAACTCATTGAAGGCGTTAGCATCACTAATTACCCCAGCAAGAGTTGCTATGTTTGGATTTGTTGGTGCCGCTTCTGCTGTCGCTCTTGCTGCATATCAAGGCTCTAAAGAGTTTAGTGAATATAACAAACAACTTATTCTTACTGGAGGGTATGCAGGAAAAACTGCGGCACAATTAGATGCTCTTGCTAGGAAAATCTCAGGAAATGGTATTACTCAGCATGGTATGGCTGGTGCTATATCAAAAGTCGTTGGCTCGGGAGAGTTTTCTGGTGATGTTGTTGAGATGGTTTCTCAAACAGCTGCGGCAATGGAAAAAGCTGTTGGTCAGTCAGTTGATAAAACAATTAAGCAATTTCAGCGTTTACAAGAGGAGCCGGTTAAAGCTGTTACTGAACTAGATAAATCCCTTCACTTTTTAACAGCTACTCAGTTAGAACAAATAATGACACTGCAAGAGCAGGGGAAGGAGCATGAGGCTGCAAAGATAGCGATGGAGTCTTATGCCAATGCAATGCAGGAGCGTAGTCAGCAAATTGAAAACAACTTAGGTTTTTTAGAGTCAGCTTGGAAAGGCGTTAAGGATATGGCAAGCGATGCATGGGATGCAATGCTTAATATAGGGCGAGAAAGAACGCTAGACCAAAAGATTAAAGAATATGAAGAGAAACTTCTTGAGTTTCAGTTAAATCCTGCAGCTAAAGGACTACATCATTATAAAACAGGCCAGACACCTGAAGATTTAAGGCGAGAACTGGATTTACTAAACGAAGAGAAATATCAGAGGGATATTGAGAATGCGAGAAATGAGGCGGCAAGAAAACAGGAAGAGGCTAAAAAGTTTCAGCTTTTAGCTGATGAAGCATTAAGGCGAGAATATGAGACAGCGGAGGAGAAACACCAACGAAAATTAAGTGAAATAAAAAATAAAGAGCATGCATCTCAGGCTATCAAGGATGAAGCAATTCGTCGTGAAAAAGAACGGTATGAGAAAGAAAAACTGAGAGGGCAAAAGAAACCTAAAGCATATCGACCTGACTATGGCACTCGTGCGGATGAGTCAGCTAATGAAGCTCTCGTTTCTCTACAGGCTCAACTTAAAGTATTAAAAGAGCATAAAACTATTGCTGATGTGATTAGCTCAGAGCGTAAAAAGCTTTGGGATATGGAAGCCAAAATAGCTGTATTAGAAGAAGCAAAAGCGACACGTAAGCTTACCAATGATGAGCAATCGTTATTGGCTAAAAAAGAATATGTATTAGCTTCTCAACGCGCATTAGCAGTAGTTGGCGATGAAGTAGAGCGTCAAAAACAACATAATAGAGAGCTAGATAGGCAACTAAAACGAGTTGAAGAAATAAAAGCTAAGAGTCGAGCGCTGGATATGGGCATCGGTAAATCTGACCGTATGTACCAACGTGACATCGCACTTGAGCAAGCTAAATCACCAGCAGAGAAGCAGGCATTAGAGGATTATTACAGTAAAGAAGATTCGTTACGTACCAATTGGGAGGCGGGAGTTAAAGGGGGATTTGCAGAATTTCAAGACCAAGCCTCCAATGTTTATGGTAACGTATCTCAAATTAGCCAATCAGTATTTCAAGGTATGAGTAATAGCGTTGCCGATTTTGTTTTAAAAAGCAGAGCTAGCTTTAGTGACTTTACTCGCTCATTTTTAGAAATGACGACTAAAATGCTTATGCAAATGGCGATGCTGAATGCTATGAAAGCAGCTTTTGGTGGAACAGCCATAGGTGGCTTTCTTGGTTTTTCTGGCGGCGGATACACTGGGGATGGTGGCAAATATGAGCCTGCTGGGGTTGTTCACAAGGGTGAGTTTGTATTTGACAAAGAGAGTACGGCTAAATTAGGTAAAGCTAATCTATATCGGTTAATGGATGCAGGAAAGAGAGGTTATGCATCTGGTGGATATGTAGGTGGTTCTCAGCCAATGTCAGTGAGTCAGCCTCGAGTGCAAGTTTACGGCACTCATCCTGCTGGTGGGATTAACGTCAATCTTAATTTTGGTGGCATCAGCGTTGTAAGTGGTGCTCAACAGCAAGGTTCTATGCAGAATGTTGATATCCGAGCTGCGGAGCAATCCTTAAATAATAAGCTTAAGCGCTTCATGGCAATAGAGGGGCGTGAAGGTGGTGATTTGTACAAAATAATCAAAGCTGTTTCTGTTGGAAGATAAGAACAGTATTAAAAAATTAATGAGAGGTAGTAATGGAATTAAAACTTGGAACTGTAATCATTAACCCAGAAGATGAGCAAATCAGCATTCCTGTCGATGTTTATAAAGGTGATGAGTATAGTGTTGATTTCGTATTGGCAAATATAGTCTACCAAACAAACTTGAACTCTAGTAAACCGCTAGCCGAATACTTTGACGAAGCTAAAGATCACGCACGAAAAACTATCAAATTATTAAATCAGTAAAGATTATCTAGATTGATCCTCACATAGCCACCTTCGGGTGGCTTTTTTATTTAGGGGTAATAATGATTGAAGAGTTTAAGTGGCGAACTCAAATCCAAGACTCGCCAACTGGCGAATTTAAGCATCGAATAAAAGAAGTGGCATTTGGTGATGGCTATAAGCAAGTTTCAGGCGATGGTCTCAATACTGAATCTCAATCATGGGGATTTACCTATACGGGGCATAAGTCAGAGGTAATGCCTATTTTTTCCTTTATTCGCTCACATACAGCAAAATCATTTCTATGGGTGCCACCTTTGGGAGATAAAGGACTATATCGAGTGAAAGCTGATTCCATTACATTAAAGCCAATTGGCGGTAGCTCTATCACTATAACTGCAACCTTTGAACAGGCGTTTAGTGCATGAATATAATATCTGACATTCAAAAATTAGAGCCGGGAAGTAGGGTTCAATTAATTGAAGTGGACGGCAGTGAGTTTGATGGACCAACTCTTCGATTCCATGCCTACAACTTGCCGCATACACCCGAAGAAATTGACGTTGCAGAGGGGGGTATCAAGCCAAAATCCATTTGGTGGCAAGGAAATGAATATGGCGCATGGGCTTATGAAATCGAGGGCATAGCTAAAAATAGTGATGGTAGTCCAGCCAGACCCTTATTAAGAGTGGCGAATGTCGATGGTTTGATATCCTCGTTGTGCTTGCAATTCGATGATATGGCACTGGCGAAAGTGACTATTTATGAAACCTTCGCGCACTATCTAGATGCTAAGAATTTTCCAGAGGGAAATCCTACCGCTAACCCTGAAGAATTTTTCAAACAGGTTTATTTCATCGACAGAAAAATGAGCGAAGTCGCGGGAGAAGCAGTTGAATTTGAGTTGTCGAGTCCGTTCGACTTGCAAGGGGTTATGATCCCCGGTCGCCAAATCCACAACCTCTGTTTCTGGTGTATGAAAGGCGATTATCGAAGCGGGCGAGGTTGCAATTATACGGGCAATAAATATTTCGATGAGAGTGGTGAACCGGTTGATGATCCGGCATTAGATAAGTGCGGTGGACTCATTAGCGATTGTAAAAAACGATTTGGCGAAAATGAACCTTTGGATTTTGGAGGATTCCCTGCCGCGGGGTTAGTACGATGATCACGAAGAAATTAACAGAGGTAATATTTCAGCATGTCAAAGCGGAATACCCTAAAGAAGCGTGTGGCGTGATTTGCCAAAAAAGTCGAGTCAAAAAATATTTTCCCTGCCGAAATCTTTCCGATAATCCAACTGATCATTTCGAACTTTCCCCAGAAGACTATGCCGCAGCCGAAGATTGGGGCAATCCAATAGCGATTGTTCATAGCCATTGCGGGGATGGAGTGACGTCTCAACCGAGCGAAATAGACAAATTGCAATGTGATGCTTCGGGACTACCGTGGGTGATAGCTTCCTATCCGGAAGGTGATATCCGCATAATCCAGCCTAGAATTGAGCGTGAGTTAGAAGGTCGTCCGTTTGTGCTTGGTCACGCAGATTGTTGGTCGCTCATTATGGATTATTACCGACAGATGCACAGGATTGAGCTGCATAATTACAGCGTTGAGAGACACTGGTGGGAAGAGGGTGAAAACTTGTATATGGATAACTGGCAGCAAGAAGGGTTTGTTGAGTTTTCTGGTGACATAAAAGACGGTGATATGGTCATTATGCAAGTGCAAGCAAATGTCCCTAATCATGCCGGTGTGATAGTGAATGGCATGCTTCTACATCATCTTTACGGGCAGCTAAGTCGCATTGTTCCTTACAGCGACTATTGGCGCGATAGAACGGTCAAGATAGTACGACGTAAGGAGCTGGCATGAGTTTAAAAACAATACGGCTCTATGGTGTTTTGGGTACCCAATTTGGTCGAGAACATCGGCTTGCTATCGATTCTCCGCGTGAAGCGATTAAAGCGTTATCGGTACTCTATGATGGATTCGAGCAATTCCTTGCCAATGCGCATCTGAGAGGGCTGGAATTTGCTGTTTTCAAAGGTCAGCGCAATATTACTGAAGATGAATTGCATCTTGATACCAGTGAAGAAATTCGCATTGCTCCGGTAATTAAAGGGAGTAAGCGGGGTGGTTTCTTCCAAACTATTTTAGGGGTTGCACTAATTGGTGCTGCCGCATTTTTATCGGGAGGTCTCTCTGTCGCATTTACCGCTGCAGGGACATGGGGAGGGGCATTGGCGTTGAGTGGTGCTGCTATGGCAATCGGTGGTTTGGTGCAAATGCTCTCACCTCAGCCTCAAGGCTTATCCATGCGACAAGATGCGGATAATAAGCCATCCTATGCATTTGGTGGTGCTGTAAATACCACGGCGCAGGGCAATCCTGTGCCGCTGTTATATGGACTAGACCGCCGTGAAGTCGGAGGTGCGATTATCTCCGCGGGTATCTATACCGAAGACCAAAAATAACAAAATTAATCTTTATCATATACGGAAACGGCTTGAGTGCCGTTTTTTTATGGGTGAAATATGGAAACGATATACGGCGCTAAAGGTGGCGGCGGGGGCGGTCATACGCCCGTAGAAGCCAAAGATAATTTGCTTTCAGAATCGACTGCAAAAATTCTGTTAGCCATTTCTGAGGGGGAAATTGCGGGGGGCTTGGATGATACGCGTATTTTTTTAGATGAGACGCCAATTGGTAATGCGGATGGAACGAAAAACTTCGAAGGGGTAACATGGGAGTTTCGCCCCGGTAGCGAGCAACAAGAGTATATCAAAGGGATACCGTCGGTTGATAATGACATCGCCGTGGGGGTAGAGCTGCGAGACGATCAGCCGTATATCCGAATGATTAATAATACGCAGTTATCCGCTATTCGCCTTCGCTTTTCAGTGCCTCAGTTAATGCGTCAACACGATAATGGTGATACAACGGGATATCGCATTGTCTATGCGATTGATTTATCTACAGATGGTGCTGGGTATCAAGAACTCGTTAAGTCTGCATTTGATGGTAAAACGACCAGTGAATATCAGCGCACCCATCGTATCGATTTACCCTCAGCCACGACAGGCTGGCAATTGCGCGTTCGGCGACTCACCAAAAATCAGAATACCGCTCGTATTGCCGATAAAGTCTCGATTGCTGCGGTCACCGAGGTGATTGACGCCAAGTTACGTTACCCCAATACGGCGCTTCTCTTTGTGACATTTAATGCCCGTCAATTTAATAACCGTATCCCTAAAATTAGTGTTCGCCCGAAAGGGGGATTGTTAGTTAAAGTGCCGACAAATTATGATCCTGTGAATCGAACGTACGCGGGTGTTTGGGATGGAACGTTTAAGCTGGCGGCAACCAATAACCCCGCCTGGGTGTTTTATGATTTAGTCCTGAACAATCGTTATGGCAGTGGTGACAGAATCAAAGCCCATCAGATTGAAAAGTGGGATTTGTACAAAATCGCACAGTATTGTGATGAATGGGTGCCTGATGGACGAGGAGGAGAGGGAAAAGAGCCTCGTTTTTTATGTGATGTGTATATTCAATCACAAGAGGCAGCGTATACCGTATTACGGGATATTGCGGCTATTTTTCGAGGAATGACCTTCTGGGCGGACAATAAAGTCAATGCGGTTGCCGATATGCCAGCCAGTATTTTTCGTACATTTACCAATGCCAATATCGTTGGGGGAAAACCGTCTTACTCGGGGGGCAGTATCCAAAATCGCTACACCCAAGCCTTGGTTTCATTTACGGATACTGATAACCATAGCAAAGATGATATCGAGGCGGTCGCAGATTTAAAACTTCAGCATCGTTATGGCGTGCGTAGAGTAGAACTCTCTGCAATTGGGTGTACCCGTCGAAGTGAAGCGAATCGACGTGGTCGCTGGGCATTACTGACTAACGCAAATGACCGCATGATCACATTTGCCACGGGGTTAGAAGGGGCAATTCCCTCACCGGGTCATATTATCGCGGTAGCTGATTCAAATTTAGCTGGGCGTGATAACGGTGGGCGTATCTCTTCCGCGAAAGGAAGGAGTATTACTCTTGATAGAGAGACATCAATTAAAGCGGGTGATCGCCTGATCATCAACTTACCAGACGGAAAATCAGAAGGGAGAACCGTTACTTCAGTAAATAAAAAAGTGGTTACAGTTTCTGTTGAATATTCCCAAATACCACAGAAAGAGACCGTGTGGGTGGTGGATTCTGATGACTTAGCGGTCCAGCTATATCGAGTGATTAATATCAGCGATAACGGCGATAACACTTACACCATTAGCGGTGCTATCCATAATCCTGACCATTATGACCATATCGATTCAGGTGCTCGCATTGACGAACGTCCCGTAACGGTTATTCCGCCTCGCGTTCAGCCTGCACCGAAAAACGTCAAAATCTCATCTTATTCTAGAGTGGAGCAGGGCATTGCTTTTTCTACGCTGAGTGTCAGTTGGGAAGCGCCAGAAAGTGCGATTGCGTATGAAGCGCAGTGGCGCCGCGATAACGGTAACTGGATCAACGTGCCTCGAACGTCCTCGCTAGGGTTTGAGGTTGATGGAATTTATTCTGGTCGATATCAAGTGCGAGTCCGAGCGGTTAATGCGTCTGAAATCTCCAGTATTTGGGCGAATGCCCCTGAAACTAGCCTGACAGGAAAAGTGGGTAATCCACCGAAGCCTGTCAATTTTAAAGCCTCGCCAAGGGTGTTTGGCATTAAGTTGGATTGGGGGTTTGATGAAAATACCAGTGACACATTGAAAACGGAAATTCAGTACAGTAAGACCCCTAATGGTGAAGATTTGATGCTGTTATCTGATGTCCCTTATCCGTCAAGAAACTATGAGATGGCAGGTTTAGCCGCTGGCGTCGTATTTTACTTCAGAGCAAGACTTGTTGATAAATCGGGTAATGAATCCGAGTGGACTCAATGGGTACGAGGAGAGTCAGAGTTTGATGTGAATACCATCTTGCCGGATTTGAACGAGCATTTCATGTCGACAGAAGCTGGGAAACAGCTCTCTCAAGAACTTGATTGGTTAAATGAGTCAATATTAGTCAATAGTGCGGCAATTAAAGAAGTGAAGAAAGAGGTTACGGTAAACCATGAACAGTCGCAATCTCAACATAAAACGTTAGAGCGAGCGTTTGCTGACGAACGAAAATCATGGGCAGAAAAATACGCTCAAGTGACAGCATCAATAAATGGGGTAAACGCAGGAGTTGTTAGGCTTGATAAAGCGGTGACGAATTTAGACAGGTCTTTCAGTGAGTCACAGAAGCAAGTTCAGGTGAAACTGGATAATCAAGGTGCGTTGATTAACTCCAAGATGCAGGCGGAATTTAAACAAAATGCCGGGTACGCGATGCACAGTACAAACATCACAATCATGGTGGATGGGAAAAAATATAATGCAGCCAGCATGGTTATTAGTGCTGAAGTGAAAGCGGGAAAAATTGAATCGTTCATTGGGTTTAATGCAAATAATTTTGCTTTTTTAAACCCAACACGAGGAAAGATGGAACCCTTGATGTTCATGAAAAATGGGCAGATATACATGCGTGAGTCATTCATCGCGGATGCATCGATTAGTAACGCTAAGATAGGAAATGTTATTCAGTCGAATAACTTCGTTTCGGGTAAATCAGGATGGCAAATTAATAAAAATGGTACTCCTGAATTTAATGACGGGGTATTTAGAGGAAAGATTTATGCTAGAGATGGTGAATTTAGAGGAACTGTTTATGTAGATAAACTTGTTGGTGATAATGCAACTGCGACAATTTATAAGGAAGTATCTAAGGGCGAGATTCATGGTAAGCGTTATGACCAAATTATAGAAACATCGGTAATTTATAAGGGCGGAATGCCTTATGATGTTGACTTATTGATGCCAATGATGCAATTCACCTCGGAGGGATCTGTGCCGGGAGCTATTCACTCTACCCGCGTAGAAATTTTCATCAATGGCATTAAATACTCGCCTCAAACTACGGTAATAGCGACAGAAAAAGATCGAAGACTGATTTGTTCTTTGTATGCCACACTTAAAGCGGCGGTTAAAGATGTGAAGGTGACAATTAGATATATCACGTACCATAAAAATGGTTGCAAGACTACAATTCATCCCGCGATGATTATCGCTTGTAAACATAATTCTTCTTCATTTATTTCCATATAGCTTATTAATGAGCAGTGACATTCCTATTTGAACCACAGGATTTGGAGGAAGGCTATTTGTATCTTTGCGTGCATATGCAGTCGTTGTATCGAGTACTACAAATATAAAGCGAACTGAAATATTCAACGAAGAGGCGGGCGTGCATTAAAGCAATAAATAGATCAATCTCAGTTAATATTGAGTGATTCTATTTAACTCATTGAAGCCGTGAAGTTTATAAAACGGTCACTGTATTGGTATGAAGGATGGGGGGAGAGCAAATAGAATTGCTGTGAGTAATCTAAATAGCCGCAGAGATTAAACTGCGGCTATTACCAGTTAAAAAATTTTATTTTTTGCTAGCAAGGTAATCTTTTAAAGTTCCTTCAGGTTTTTTCTTGCAAAACTCAAGGATTAAAGGAGCTTCCGCAACGCTCTGTTCAGATAATGCCACCCAGTCTCCACTTTTAAACTGAGTATCTTGTGATGTTACCCATAAGGCAACTGGAGCCCAGCTTTTAGGGTTTAAGTCCACATACTCTTTACATGTCATATTTTCGGGAGTTGAGGTCATTTTGTCTGCGGCTAATGCATTAAAGGACAGAGCACTTGATGCAATCATACAAGCAGAAATTAGAAACTTATTCATAAATATTCCTCTTCATTTTTTAGTGGTAATGCCTATTGAAATAAGTCTATTACCTATAAATAATAAGAAACATTAGCAAAGTCAATATTATTAGAAGATTAATTTAAATTTATCAAGTCAAAATTATCTTTCGTTGATTATCTATAAATGAGATAAGAATGTGGATAGTTAGTAATCCATAAATTGGAGAGCCCGATAGATTGTGTCTAATTATAGGAATGGAGTATCGAAGCATGAATTCTGATGGCTTAGTAACAACATTGATTGGAAATAAGATTAAAGGTCTGAGACGTGACGCTGGATATACAGCTGTTGAATTTGCTCAACTGATAGGGTGTAAAAGCGCACAGCAGTTATATCGTTATGAACGAGGAATAAATAAAATAGATATAGATACTTTGGTTTCAGCTCTTAAGATTTTACGTGTTGATATTAAAGAATTTTTTAATGAGGTGATGTGGGAAGTTCAGTAGCGTTAACTATTAAGTGAATTAGTTAGGCATTCCTCATTATTAAGAGTAGTTTTGGAGTGCCTACTATTAGGTAGGCATACTTTTTATCACTGTCAGTTTGTTTGCTGATAGATGTAAATGTTTTTTAATAAGTTTGATAGCAAACGCTTTGTTTTGTTTTGATGAATCACAGTAAACGGATAGCTCAACGAATTTGTCCATAAATTCATCTATAGAAATCAATCCAGCAATGTTTGTTCTATAGAATACATAAATTATTGATTGCTCAGTATGTGATGGTTCCCGATGCTCATTGATACAATTTAAAGCTAATAGAAATAATTGAGTGATATTCATGAAGTCTCCAATATTTTGAAGTGAAATTTTAAGTGAAATGACTTTTATAGAATATCAAATTTAGTCAGTGATTTTTTAGGATTACATCGTGAAATTAACGACCACAACTAATATTACAATTTTTTATGTTAAGAATTTGAATATATAAGTACCAGTTTGCTTTATTCAGTACTTAAATGAATAGGCTTGAGAGTGTAAGCAAAATGTTCTTTTAGAAGGAGTAGCTAGAAATGGAACAGTTTTGTCATATATGAAATCAAGTGTATAAGATAATGTATAAGAATTGTGTTTAAATAATGACCTTATTTAAGGTAACTTGGTGTTTTTAAATCATTAAATTTATTTCATCGATATTGCATTGTTGAATGTAATTCAATACAAGCCTTTCTCATTAGATTTATCTCTTAGTACAATAGAGAATAAAAAAGCCCACCGAAGTGAGCTTTTCTATTTTTCTAGTGCGCGTGCATTTCACGTGCATTTCGAAGTCCATTCTGGGTAATGTTACTGTCTGCTCAACTTTACTAACTTGCTGTTTTTAAAGTTGTTGTCACATCACTGACAGTTAAAATTTGGTGGGCTGGCGGAGTCTGAATTCAGTTTGTAGTGCATTGATTTTAAACTAATGAAATCCAATTCAACTTTCAATTTGGGCCTATTGTTGGGCCTAAAGTTTATTTTACTGTTTTTGTGATATGGACTAAAAAAGTAGTCAGCTATTTTAACATGGCTGATCAGTGAAGCGAGCAATAAAATTTGGTGGTTTGTTTTGCATTGATTAATTGAACTCATCGCCAAGAGTGGACATTGCTAATTCCTCATTGGGGAGCAGGTCAGGAAGATCGTAGAAGGAAGATATATGGTTAGAGGAACAGTAGGTAATTGGCTGTTTAAAAATTTATGTGACGAACGTGTAATTATGTTCATTTTGTTGACATTAAGCATGTTAAATCATTGCTTTTAATAATGAAATTAATATGATGAATTGAGCTATTTTAACTTTACGTGTTTGTATAATCAGGGTGTGATAAATGCAACTTAAGAAAATTTTCATCTCCGGTTTTAAAAGCATTTCGAATCAAAATCCTCAAATCATTGACCTTGACAGTGAACTGACTACATTTATTGGCCATAACGGTACTGGAAAAAGTACGGCTATGGAAGCGCTAAATAAACTGTTCTCGGTAGATCATTCACTACGTGGTATATCAATAAATGATTTCCATAATGCGGATGATGAGAAAGATGAAAAGAGCAAAAGTTTAGTAATAGAAGCTTGGTTTGGCTTCCCTAAACCAAATGGAGGCAAGGTTTCTATCCCTCCTTTAATTGAACACCTAACCATTGATAAATCTGATGAAACCATTCTTTTTAGGGTACGATTAGAGAGTAAACTTTCCTTTGAAACAAACCCGATGGGGGATATTGACGAAGACGTCTGGGTGGTTAACACCAGTGATGATGTAGTTGAGGAGAGCAGTAAACAGAAACTTTCCGCTGCAGTAAGAAATGCTATTCAGGTCAATTATGTCCCAGCCAATCGAGATCCTCTATTACAATTAAAGTATTCATCGAAGGCGGTGCTTGGTCGCTTGCTAAAGGCGATTGAGTGGGTTGGAGGTAGTCAGGAAGTCATAGAGAAGCAAGCGGCGCAACTAAACACATTAACGAAGAGCAACCCTGCAATGAATGAGATTGCGATGGCGATTAACGCCAGTTGGGGGAATATCTACAAGGGGCGTTATTTGTCCCAAGCATCGCTTAGTTTTCCACTTGCTAATATCGATGAAATACTAAAGCTGATTCGGCTTCAGTTTAATCCGGATGAAAGTGGCAACACGGTAAATGTAGACCGATTAAGCGATGGACAAAAATCATTGGTCTATTTTTCTCTTATCAAGGCGATGTTTGATATTGATAGGAAGACTAGGGAGTTGATTTCCTCAGGAGAAGTTTCTAATTTTAATCCTGAAAAGATGAGGTTGCCGATTTTTAGTATGATATCCTTGGAAGAACCTGAAAACCACCTTTCTCCTCATTACTTAGGCAGAATAATTAAATTGGTGAAAGATTACGGTTGTAATGAACTGTGTCAGGTTATTATTTCTTCCCATTCTGCTTCCATTTTAAGCCGAATCGAGCCTGAGCAAATACGCCATTTCAGACTAGATAAGGATTCAAAAAGCACGGTAGTGAGTGCGTTAATTTTGCCGGAAAAAGAAGATGAGCTTTCTAAGTTCATTAAAGAAGCTGTAAAAGCGTATCCAGAGATCTATTTTTCTAAACTGGTTATATTTGGTGAGGGAGATAGTGAAGAAATTATAATACCTAAGGTGCTTGAGCTACACTCAACGGAAATTGACAGTCATTCCATATCTGTTGTTCCTCTTGGCGGACGCCATGTGAATCATTTTTGGCGTCTGTTGAGGTCTTTACAGGTCCCATTTATTACTTTGCTGGATTTTGATATTGACAGGAATGGTGGTGGTTTTGGACGACTTAAATATGCTATTGAACAATTAGCTGAGTTTAAAGGAGGTGGTAGCACCTATATCCATAAAGATATTGCTCGGCATATGCCATCATGGGATGACACACGGAACCCAATAGAGTTCACACTTGAATGCGATGATGACGCGACAATAAATATTGTTGATGAATTAGAGAAGTGCAATGTTTATTTTTCTTCCCCGCTAGATATTGACTATGCAATGATTGAAGCTTTCCCTGATATTTTTTGTGAGAAAGATGAAGTTTATGGTGAAAGAGGTCCGCAAAGTACCAAGAAAAAAGAAGATGAAGATGAAGAACAATATGAGCTAATAAAAGCAGTATTGAAAAAAGGAAACTCCGGTATTCGTTATGGATTTTCAGCTGATCATCTAAAATATTTCCTGTGGTATCGCTATCGTTTTTTATCCAATAAAAGTAAACCTGCATCACATATCAGAATGTTTTCTAAAATTGAAGAAAAGTATACGCCAGAAGAAATAAAAGCAAAATTACCTCCAGAGCTAATTAGGATTGCTGAAAAGACAGTAACATTATTGGAGGAGGTTATTGAATGACGATAGAATGGCAACCTTCTGAAGGTATTACACCGACACAGGAGTTAATGGATATTATCCTGTGTGATCAATCCATTTCTGTACTTGCCGGTGCAGGATCGGGTAAAACAGAACTTTTAGCTCAAAAATCAAATTACTTGCTGCAGACCGGAAAGTGCATGTGGCCTAAACGCATATTATGTCTTTCTTATAAAAAAGAGGCGCAGGAAAATATCAAAGAGCGAGTTAACAAAAGATGTGGGCAAAGAGGTGAGCGTTTTGATTCGTATACTTTCGATGCTTTTTGTAAGAGTATTGTTGACCGTTTTAAGGATGTTTTACCTGAGAGTAAAAGACCTTTAAATAATTATGACTTAGTGTTCAACGCAAGATCCAGTAATGGTAAGAATAAGTTATCTTTTGATTTAATCAGAAATCTAGCTGTAGAGATTTTAAAAAATAGAGCGGATATTGTTGACCTATTTTCTTTTACCTATCCTCATGTTTTTATTGATGAGTTTCAAGATACACGTTCTGATCAGTATGAGTTAATTAAAATTCTTTTTAAGGATACAGGAACAAAATTGCTAGCAGTGGGTGATATCAACCAGAGCATCATGTTATGGGCTGGCGCTAGAAAAACAGTGTTTGAAGAGTATGAAAGAGAATTTAATACCACAAGGAAATTACTGGTGCAAAATTTTAGGGCCAGTGATGAAATTCAGGAAGTATTGAGATGCTTTATTCACTTTGTACAAAATGATGCCAATTTTGCGCCAATAACTAATAATGTCGATAATTGCACTATCCATTGTTATGATGATGAGGTTTCTGAGGCTGATAGTATTGCAGATAAAATAGAAACTTTTATCGCTTCCGGTATTAAAGAAAAAGAGATTTGTGTGCTGGCCAAACAGCAGTCAGAACAATATACGGAAAAGCTTCGAGATAAGTTAACGATGAAAGGGATTAGAAATCTTGATATGTCTGAATTACAAGATGTCTTAAAAGAACCATTAGGGCGAATATTTGCTGCTCTATTCAAGGTTTATACGTCACGTTCATCATCAAGCTATACTGAGCTATGTGATTTATATCTTGCTTTACATAGAGTTACCCGTGGCGATGAAAAAGAAGAACCGTTGATTAAAGAGTTGTCGAACAAAATAGCTGTAAATAAAGAAATTTTGGGTGATTCACCCACTCCTGATTTATTGTTATCCTGCGTTAAAGATATTATAAGTTTTTTTGGTTTTAAAAAAATGATGGGACGATGGAATCAATATAAGTCCACGGATTATTGGGATCAGGTCTGGCTCCGTCTTGAGCGGCACTTGCGCTACACAATAGGCGCAACGCACTCTCTTAACGAAGCTGCACTGATGTTTCAGGCGGAAAATTCCGTACAGGTTATGAATGTACATAAATGCAAAGGATTAGAATATAAGGTGGTTATTTTTCTTGGCTTAGAGGACCAGGCCTTTTGGAATTATAATAAAGAAAAATTTGAAAATGATTGCGTTTTCTATGTTGCGTTATCTAGAGCGAAAGAGAAAATATTAGTCACGACAGCTAAACATAGAGAACATAGAATAAATAATGGATATGACAATAGAATATCGAACTATCAGATGGTTATGCCTGTATATTCATTCTTGATAGAGCATTGCAAGTTTAAATGAATGAATATTAGAATGATCTTGCACAATAAAATGGGTTTATTGAAAAATAAAATCTTATCTGATTGTAGAATCTATCTAGCAATTGGCTCAAGCCTACGCCACTTCGTGGCGTGGTCAATTTAAGTGTTAACATCAACTATTCGCTCAAGGTTGACTAATCCAGTTCATTCAATCTGCCACTCGTTACTTTGACAGATAGCCAAAAATGATTATTTTTCCCTAGCTACTGACATCTTCGCTAGCTCTGGATTATTAGCCTGAAAGATCGATAGCGGTAACTCAACTTTATGCCCGTTTTGATCTTCCACGGCTTTAACCACTTCAAACTCACCGACATCCTCACACGGTATTTCCAGTCCTGCAAACGTGGCACGAGTGGCGCTAGAATCGCCAAAAGGTTCAACTTCCAGTACCGTATCTCCTAATACTTTTCCTTGTCCATCCTTCATTCGCAGCGTTAGTTCAAGCGCACCAAACTCCGCGTGGTCTAGAACCATATGGCTACCGCCATTATCGAGAGTAAATGAATAACCACAGTAACCTTGGTTAATAAAATTTGAGCTCGTATGTGTGATGCTCGCATAACGCTGTTGTTCTTCAGCCAAACTAAATGTACTCACTGCCAATAGTCCTATCGCAAATAGATTTTTATCTTATTCATTCCGTTACCTTTAGTTATCTTTTATCGTTCTCGCTACCGCAAGTGACGGTAGCGAGAATGTTATTTATTGTTGATTGGTTTGCAATCCACCTTTAGTACGGTCTTTTTCTTTCCAGCGTGGTCGGTTCTTGCCTGAGAACTCTTTTTGCATACTCCAATATCCAATGGGGTAACGGGCTACAATCGTCCCACCAACACCAATATCGACCGAAGAGTACTGGCCATTATTAATGGTTCCTTTTTGGACATAAGCGTTAGGGCTACAAGTGCCCGTATCACGTTGTTGCCAGTTTCCGTCAGTTCTTGCCACGATATAAAAATCACCAAATGCGCAACCTGAGGCAGATTTATGATTCAGTACAGCAATATAATGCTTGGTTGAGCCCACAATCCTACAGCTACTATTTTGGCTTCCACACACTTGCCATAAGGTTTTACCACCATCACCTTTATATTCCCAGATGGTATTTTTAGGGGGCTGGCTGACGGCAGAGGCGGGTGATGTCATCAACCACAGTGAGGCCAATACAGTTACAACTACATATCTTTTCAT